GTAGGATCAAACTCTCAAGCAAATGCTAACACTGGTCAGTTTAATACTTCACTTGGTTCTAATTCTTTAGGAGGAAACACTTTAAGTGGTGATGCAAATGTAGCTTTAGGTTATAAGTCTGGATTTAATTTATCTTCTGGAGCTGCTAACACGGCTGTAGGATATGAATCTTTGATGACTGAAGATTCTCATGGTAATAACACCGCTTTAGGCTACTCTGCTTTAAGAATTTTAAACGCAGGCGCTGATGCTTTCAATGTAGCCGTAGGATATAATGCTGGAATAGCAATGACTACAGGTACATTAAACACCGTGGTGGGTGGTAGAGCTGGCGATGCGCTTACTACTGGTGCTTACAACACTGCTTTAGGTATTGACGCTTTAAGTGCTGAAGACGCGGGTTCTTCTAATACGGCTATTGGAGCACTTTCTTTACCACAACAAGATGCGGGTGGTGCAGCTTATAACGTTGCAGTAGGTCATAAGGCTGGTTATGCAATGACTACAGGTGTGCAGAACACGATATTAGGAGCTGAAGCTGGAGACGCAATAACAACAGGTACTCATAACGTTGCAATTGGCTTTAGAGCTTTATCAGCAGAAGATACTGGTAGCAATAATATAGGGATTGGTTACTACGCTTTAAACAAGCTAAATCATGATGCTAATGCTTATAACGTTGCTTTAGGTCATATTGCCGGTTCAGAAGTTACATCAGGTGTTAATAATACTTTAATCGGTGCTTTAGCTGGAGATGCGTTAACTACAGGAGATAACAACATTATAATAGGTTATGCTGCTGCAGCTTCTGCTGTAGGTGCTGATAACGAAACAGTGATTGGTACAGCTGCCACTACAAACGCTTTAGTTCATGGATTAAGAAAACCAGTTGTTTTAGTAACTTCAAATGTTGGCGCGTCAGACTGTAAATCTGGTACTTTATACGTATTCAATGATGCTGACGGTGCTGTAGTTACTTTACCAGATTCAGGTGCTGGTGCAGAAATTGGTGATGTTTATGAGTTTTTTGTAGCAGTAACAGCAACTTCTAACTCTCACAAAGTAGCACTTACAGACACTACTAATGAAAAACTATACGGTGCAATACACATGGTAGATACTGATACTAGTGATACACAAGTAAGTTTTGCTGGTGAAGCTGGTGAAAACTTTTCCGCTATTTTAATGAATGGAACAACAACAGGTATATTAGGTTCTAGGTTTACAATAACAAACATAAAAGCAGACATGTGGAGTGTTAGTGGTACTATTCTTCACACAGGTAATGTAGCAACTCCTTTCTCAACATCATAGTAGTAAAACAACTGAAAAACAAGTAATTATATAATAACAAATTAAAATAAAAACAATATGGAAGATCACGATTATGCAGCAGACGTACCAGCTTCAATAGATTCTTATAACATAGTGGTTGCTTTAAGAACTCAAGCAAGTCCTACGGATGAAGAAAAAGCTACTTTAGCAAGAAACGAAAGACACTTAGCTTTAAAGATGCAACACAGCGCATTTGTAAATGCACTAACATCTGCACAAAAAACGAACATAGAGGCGTTAAAAGTATCTCTATAAAATTAAATTAACTTAAATTAAATAAAATGGCTAAAAAAGAAGAAGAAGTATTAAAAGTAACAGAAGAACAATTAAAGAAACTACAAGAGATTGTGGGGGCAATGAACGGTGCAACAACTAGAGTTGGGCAAATCGAAACTCAAAAGCACGCAGTGCTTCACGATCTAACTCTAATGAGAAAAGATTTAGTAGACTTTCAAGCAGAACTTGAGAAAGAATATGGTAAAGTAAATGTTAACATACAGGACGGTACTATAACTGAAAGAGAAGATGTCGAAACTGATAAGAAAGATTAGTATCGGAAAAGATTATAAGAATGACGCCATGCACTATGCCGTGGGGCAAGAAGTGTATGGTGGTCATACTATATGTGATATTATAGAGGAAAAAAATAAGTTTTCTGTATATATAAAAAAGAATAAAGATGTCTTACCTTGGAAAGACTTTAACAAAAATATGGCGGTATCCGTCGAATATAACTTAGAATATTAAAAATTATGAGCACACCATTTAAAATGGCAGGAATGAGTTTCGGAAACTCACCAATGAAACAAGATAAGAAAATGGCAAAGATGCAGTCAACAACAACTGGGCCAAGTGAAAAAGAAAAAGCTGCGATATCTCTTCATAATGTAAACTTAAAGGATTATGCAAAGGAATATAGTAGTTCTTATTATGACAAGCGAAAAGCAAATAACGCTAAAATCTTAAAAAAACACCCTAATTATAAGTGGGGAGAATAAAGTGAAAAGCGTATACAACTTTGTTGTAACACCTGTAGGAGAAAGATACAATAATACTAAAAAGATAGGGGATTTAGAACTTGTATTAAACACTGAGATATTTAACCATCAATATGTAAATAGAGAAGCTAAGGTTATTAGTACCCCTATAATTGGTGAGACGGATATTAAAGCTGGGGATATAGTTATAGTTCATCATAATGTATTTAGAAGGTGGCACAACGTTAAAGGTATTGAAAAGAATAGTAGGAGTTATTTTGATGAAAAAACATATTTAGTTAATGATGATCAAATATTTCTATATAAAAGAAAAGATGATTGGTCTGCACCTAAAGGATATTGCTTTGTAAAACCTTTAAAGTCTGTAGATGAATTTGATGTAGAGACAGAAAAACCATTAATGGGTGTAGTTCAGTACTCTGATGGTACGGTGAACGTAGGTGATTTGGTTGGCTTTAGACCAAGCTCTGAGTACGAATTCATTATAGATGGGCAAAAATTATATCGAGTATTATCAAATTTTATTACAATCAAATATGAATATCAAGGAAACGAAGAAGAGTATAATCCAAGCTGGGCATAAAGCAGTTGAGGAGCTTATTAAGGTAGCTAAGGAAGCGATAGTGGATTCAGATGATGATCTAACTGCTGATAAGCTAAAGAACGCTGCAGCGACAAAGAAACTAGCTATATTCGATGCATTTGAAATACTAAACAGAATACAAGACGAACAGGATTTATTAGATAACAAACCTAAAGAAGTAGAAAAGCAAGCATTTAAAGGTTTTGCAGAGGGAAGGTCTAAATAATGTACGAGCAAAAATTATATGAAGTAGTTGAACCTATAAAAAAGACTACTATAAGTAGGTTAAATAAAGGTAGGAAATGGGAGTATGGTTACAATAAAGAACATAATATTGTAGTTATAAGTAGAACTGGTCAGATAGGTGAGATATACGAGATACAAAATTTCCAGATAGCATTACCGAAAGTTAGTGGTGTGTATAGCAACAAAAAGAAAAAGTGGGAGCAGTTTGAATACCCTAAAGAATTAAAAAGATTAAAAAGTATATTTGATTGGAAAGCATACCCAGAAGAAAACAAAGCACAATGGCACGATTATATTGATGAAGAGTTCAACAGAAGAGAAAATGGGTTTTGGTTTAACAACAAAGGAACAGATACATATATAACAGGTACTCATTACATGTACTTGCAGTGGAGCAAGATTGACGTAGGAGCTCCAGATTTTAGAGAAGCTAATAGATTATTCTATATATTCTGGGAAGCTTGTAAAGCAGATAAACGGTGCTACGGTATGTGTTACCTTAAAAATAGAAGATCTGGTTTTTCTTTTATGTCATCAGCTGAAACAGTTAATCAAGCTACAATATCCACTGACGCAAGGTTTGGTGTATTATCTAAAACAGGTAGTGATGCTAAAAAAATGTTTACAGACAAAGTTGTACCTATATCAATTAATTATCCGTTCTTCTTTTCACCTATCCAAGATGGGATGGATCGTCCTAAATCAGAACTTGCTTACAGAGTACCTGCGAGTAAGTTTACTAGAAAGAAGATCACGACAAACGAAAAGCTTGAAGAAATACAAGGATTAGATACAACTATAGATTGGAAAAACACAGGTGATAATAGTTATGATGGTGAAAAACTACAATTACTAGTACACGATGAGAGTGGGAAGTGGGAGAGACCTGATAATATTTTAAATAACTGGAGAGTTACAAAAACATGTTTACGATTAGGTAGTAGGATTATAGGTAAGTGTATGATGGGCTCAACTTCAAACGCATTAGACAAAGGTGGAGACAACTTTAAAAAATTATATAACGCTTCAGACGTTAATAAACGAAACAGGAATGGACAGACAGCGTCTGGACTATATTCTCTTTTTATCCCAATGGAATGGAACTACGAAGGATTTATTGATGAGCACGGAATTCCAGTATTTGATACTCCAGATCATGATGTCTTCGACCCTCACGGAGAATTAATAGATGTAGGTGTTGTAGAAAACTGGCAGAATGAAGCTGACGGACTTAAAAGTGATCAAGATGCTTTAAACGAATTTTACAGACAATTCCCAAGAACTACAGAACACGCATTTAGAGACGAAGCAAAAGGTAGTATTTTTAATCTAGTTAAGATATACGAACAGATAGATTACAACGAGGAGATGTCTAGAACCTTAGGCGTTACAAGAGGTAATTTCCAATGGGTTAACGGGGTTAAGGATTCAACTGTTATATTTTACCCAGATAAAAAAGGTAGGTTTAAGATAAGTTGGGTGCCACCGGTAAATATACAAAACAAAGTTGTAATAAAAAACGGTATTAAGTGGCCAGGAAATGAGCATATGGGTGCTTTTGGATGTGATTCATATGATATATCTGGAACTGTAGATGGTGAAGGGTCTAAAGGTGCATTACATGGTTTAACTAAGTTCAGCATGGAAGATGCTCCAGCTAATAGTTTCTTTTTAGAATATTTAGCAAGACCGCAGACCGCAGAGATATTCTTTGAAGATATTTTAATGGCTTGCGTATTTTACAGTATGCCTATACTCGCAGAGAATAATAAACCTCGTCTATTATATTATTTTAGAAGAAGAGGATATAGAGGGTTTTCTATGAATCGCCCTGATAAAATATGGAACAAACTATCTGTAGCTGAAAAAGAAGTTGGTGGAATACCAAATTCAAGTGAAGACATAAAACAAGCTCATGCTGCTGCTATTGAAATGTACATACAAGCGCACGTTGGTATGAAACAAGATGGAACGTTTGGAGACTGTTATTTTAACGAACTACTAAATGATTGGTCTAGATTTGATATAAACAAAAGAACAAAACACGATGCGTCTATTAGTTCTGGATTAGCTATCATGGCTTGTAACAGACATCTTTATAAACCCAATGCCACTGTTGAGAAACCAAAACTAAATATAAGTATTTCCAAGTATTCAAACCAAGGTAATACATCTAAATTAATCAAAAAATAAATATGGCAGAGTCTGTTATAAATAATTATTTTCCGAGCCAAGTCGTTAGTGATTTGGAAAAAATGAGCTATGACTATGGCTTAAAAGTAGGTAAAGCTATTGAAACTGAGTGGTTTCATACAGATAGAGGATCTAATAGATATAGAACTAATCAAAATAATTTTCATAATTTAAGATTATACGCTAGAGGTGAACAGTCAATACAAAAATATAAGGATGAATTATCTATAAACGGTGACTTGTCCTATCTTAATTTAGATTGGAAGCCAGTACCTATTATACCTAAATTTGTAGATATAGTTGTAAATGGTATCGCTGAAAGAACTTATGATGTTAAAGCGTATTCTCAAGATCCTTTTGGTGTAGAGAAGCGTACTGAGTATATGGAGTCTATTTTAGCAGACATGAGATCTAAAGAATTAAATGATTTTGCCGGTGAAGCTTTTGGTATAGACTTGTATGAGAATGATCCGCAATCATTACCTGGATCTAAAGAGGAACTTGATTTACACATGCAATTAACTTACAAGCAAGCTGTAGAAATAGCTGAAGAACAAGCTATAAACGTTTTAATGGAAGGTAATAGATACGAGCTTATAAAAAAACAATTTTATTATGATTTAACTGTTTGTGGGATTGGAGCAGTAAAAACTTCTTTTAATACTTCTGAAGGTGTTGTTATAGATTATGTTGATCCCGCTGATTTAGTTTACTCTTATACTGAATCTCCTTATTTTGATGATGTATATTATGTTGGTGAAGTAAAAACTATACCAATAAATGAATTAGTAAAACAATTCCCTCATTTATCAGAGGAAGATTTAAAAGATATAGTTCAAAATAAAAGTCATCATCAATCTAATTACAACACTAGTGGTTCTAATTTAAAAGAAGAAGATAACAATAAGGTTCAAGTTTTATACTTTAACTACAAAACCTATATGAATGAGGTTTATAAGGTTAAGGAAACTGGTAGTGGTGCTAATAAAATACTACCTAAAGACGATACTTTTAATCCTCCTAAGGATATGGAAGGAGGTTTTGATAAGCTTCAAAGATCTATAGAGTGTTTATACGACGGTGCTATGATTTTAGGTACAGATAAATTGCTTAAATGGGAGATGTCTAAGAATATGATGCGATCTAAAAGCGATTTTACTAAAGTTAAAATGAATTATGCTATAGTAGCTCCTAGAATGTACAAAGGTAGAATTGAGTCTTTAGTTCAACGTATAACTGGATTTGCTGATATGATTCAACTAACTCATTTAAAACTACAACAAGTGTTGTCACGTATGGTGCCAGATGGTGTTTATTTAGACGCTGATGGATTAGCTGAAATAGATTTAGGTAATGGTACAAACTATAATCCACAAGAAGCACTAAACATGTTCTTCCAGACAGGTTCTGTTATAGGTAGAAGTTTTACTTCTGAAGGAGATCAAAATCCAGGCAAAGTACCAATACAGGAAATACAATCAGGATCTGGTGGGCAGAAAATGCAAAGCTTAATTCAGACTTACAACTATTACATGCAGATGATAAGAGATGTAACTGGATTAAACGAAGCAAGAGACGGTAGTATGCCAGATAAAAATGCTTTAGTTGGTATACAAAAAATGGCTGCAGCTAATTCAAACACAGCAACAAGACATATACTTCAATCTGGATTATTTCTGACAGGTGAAGTTGCTGAATGTTTATCTCTTAGAATATCTGATATTATAGAATATTCACCAACAAAAAATGCTTTTATTCAAGCTATAGGTGCTCATAACGTTGCTACACTTGAAGAAATGAGCAATTTACATCTTTATGATTTTGGTATATTTATAGAATTAATGCCAGATGAAGAAGAAAAAGCTGTACTTGAAAATAACATACAAATGGCTTTACAACAACAATTAATAGAGCTTTCAGATGCTATTGATCTTAGAGAAATTAAAAATGTTAAACTTGCTAATCAATTATTAAAAATACGTAGAGACCAGAAACAGAAAAAAGACCAAGCAATACAACAGCAAAACATACAAGCTCAATCAGAGGCTAATATACAAGCTCAACAAGCAGCGGCGCAAATGGAAGTGCAAAAACAACAAGCTCTTTCACAAAGCCAAGCGCAACTTGAGCAAATGAAAGCCCAAATGGAATCTCAAAAAATGCAGCAAGAAGTGATGCATAAAAAAGAACTAATGCAGTTAGAGTTTCAAATGAACATGCAGTTAAAGTCTATGGAGGTTGAATCTGTTAAAGGAAAAGAAAAAGAAAAAGAGGATCGTAAAGATGAAAGAACAAAAATTCAAGCAACTCAGCAAAGCGAGATGATTGATCAAAGAAATAATCAAAAACCACCTAAAAACTTTGAGTCAGCAGGTAATGATATACTAGGTGGAGGATTTGATTTAGGTTCTTTTGATCCTAGATAAAAATTATTAACTATTATTATATTATATTATGGAAGAAAAACTAGAAGAAGTAGTTGAAGAAACTACACAACCAACTGTAAAAAAAGTTAAAGAAACAGTTGATGAAACAAAATTTGAAAGCGCTGGAGATGATAGCGTTTTAAAAATAGATTTAAGTAAACCACTAAAACCAAAAGAAGAAAATGAAACTAAAAAAGATAACCCTGACAACGAGGGAGTGGTTGCAGAGCCTGATAATGCCGAACCCACAGAAAAACAAGAAGAAGTACAACCGGAAGAACAAACACAAGAAGAAACACCAGTATTAGAAGAAATAACTGAAGAAGAAGTTAAGGACGAAGCGATAGAACTTACAGAAGAGTTAATTGATGCTAAAATAGAAGCAGAAGAAACTGGTAAAACTATACCTGAAAATTTACAAAAAGTTGTGGATTTTATGGAAGAAACCGGGGGTACATTAGAAGATTACGTAAAGCTAAATCAAGATTTTACAAATTATGATAATAAAGCTTTATTAAGGGAATATTACAAAAATACAAAATCACATTTAGATAGTGATGAAATTGATTTTTTAATCGAGGAAGATTTTTCGTATGACGAGGAAGAAGATGACG